TGTATAGTTTTGATCTGACTGTATTTGAATCCAAGAAGTTGTATAAGATCTTGGAATATCTGATCAACATAAACTAATACAGAAGGTATATCTAATATCATACCTTGTTCTGATTCTTCTAAATAGTTTATATATTTAGTATTAAATTCTGTGCTTTTTCTCATGGTTTTTAATATTAAGGGAGACAAATATAACTCATCTCCCTGATTAATCCTAATTATTTTTCTTCTTCTTCATAATGCTCTCCTGTATTACCATTCTGAGCAATGATAGCCATTCTTTCTTCTCCTAATTTGTCTTCTAAGATTTCAAATGCAGCTTCTATAGCAAATGATTCTGCTTCTTTTCTTGTCTTCCAAGATTGAGTAGTGGCTCCATTGCTAATTTTACATGTGAATGTATCATCTGGGAACATATAGATCTCTATGAACACTTTGTTGTCATCAAATACATCAAACAACATTCTTGGATTTGCATCAATCATGATTGCCATTTTATCATCTTCTATCCCTTGCTCTAACATAAAGTTTTTAAAGTCTTCAGGAACAGTTTCATCTCCTCTTACAGACTCTATCATTTTTTGCATAAATGATTTTCTAACCACTTCTGTAGATATAGGATATTTTTTTAGTAATTTCAATGCTTTCATATTATTCTGATATTTGTTTAGTTAAATTTACTGAAGCTTCATTCCACCAAGTTCTTTCAAAATCATATTCATTTAGTGGTTGTAAGTCTTTTGCTGCATTAAATTTGATGTCATACATCATTGCAGCTATTTCACAAAATTGAGCAGATTTTTCCACTCCATACTCTTTGACTATTAAGTCTAATACTTGTTGATTATACATGTTCTTTTATTTTATCAAGTTCTAAAATTTCATTTGATTCATCGAATCCTTCCCACACCTCAAAATCAGATCCTACAATTAGTTCAAGATCTACTCCTAGTTTATCTTGCCAGAATTCTACAAGATCTTCAGACTTATTAAAGATTCTATATTGCAAAGATAGTTCATCTTTATGTAATCCATTCTTAACAATCTTAATTATTTTTGGAAATATTTTTTGAAAATCTTTTGATGTCTTAGAGTATTTACCTTGTTTAACTAATTCAAAATCTTTTTCATATTTCCCATCAAGTTTATAAACTACCACTACATAACCATCTTCATAATCATAGTCTTCTATAATAGATTTAGTTCTTTCATATTCACTATCTAGAAACTCTCTAAACTTATCTAAGTTCTCAGGCTTAAACAATAAATAGATTGATTCTGCATATTGATCCTCTTTTCTTGCATCTTTTATGTATCCATTAATGAATCCATTAGATAACAAAGCATCTTTAGGCACCTTGAGAGTGGGCACCATAAAGATACTAGTTATATTCTTTTTTATTCCCATTTCTATCCTTTGATATTTACAATTCCGTTAGACAAATAATTTTTGTGGCTTATAGTCCATGTGTTTGTAGATACACACCATTTCAATGCAGTAATCAAATCTCCTACACCAGGATAAGTTCTTCCTTTGTGTACAAATCCTTCATATGCAGCTAACATATCTTCTAAATCAAGAGTGTAAATTAATGGTTGATAGTAATTTGTACTATCGCACACAATGAATTTTAGAAAATCAACTGCATATCCATAACAAGAACTTTCTGGATCACTTGCTAAATGCAACATTGCCTTATAATAAAGATATGCTTGAATATATGCTCTTCTGTATAAGTAATACTCTTCATAGAAATTTTCAACACTCCATGTGCACTTAAGATCATATGGTTGAATAATCTTTTCTTTGTGATCAATCACCACTTTATCAAGCATACTCTTAAATGGATGACCATCTATTTCATATCCTTCCACTTGCATCTGATCTATAATCTCATACCTAGAACTATTAACTAAGTTTACAATAGGAGCTGTTGTGCTGTTGATTCTAAGTTGTTCTACAATCTTTTCAGCAATAGTTACTTCCATTGTATTTACAACAGTTAGATTCAATGTTCTAACTCTTCTAATCTCATTATAATATATCTCTGCATCAGATCCTATGAACTTATTCACTACAGCTTCATATTTGATTTTGAATCCAGAATCTTTATATGCTGCTTCTAATAATTCACTCATAGGTGTTTTCACTACACCTTCTTCATCTGTAGCATCTCTTGTATGTTTATACAATGCTTCTACAAAATCTAACATAAGTCCTGTTGGTGTAGATATACAAGATGACATATAAAACTTATCATCAAATAGATGAGGTTCCATAAGTAGGGTTTCTACAATTCTACCCATATTAGCTGCAGAGCTATCTTTATCTTCTACCTTCTCTTTCAAATAGTATTTTTTGTAATACTTCTTTCTATCTGTTGAGAAGTCTTTTAGGCTACTGGATGAATCCATCACCACTGCTCTATATTGAGCTTCTGTTTTTGATGTTCCTTTTATCATGATGTTATTTAATTATTGTTACCTCTCCTTGTGTTTCAATCCAAACATGTGCTCCACAACTTAGTGGTTTGTCTGGACTATACACTACTTTACTAGGACCATCTATCTCAACCTCGTGAGCATATCTATTTTCTTTGTAAGTCTTAACAGTTAGAACAGGGTCTTCAACTCCATTCTTTCTGTTACTCTTAATTACATGTTGGTTGACATGAATTATAGTTTTCATAACGTTTGTTTAAATTGTTTATAAACTTGTTCTACTATCCAAGAAAGTAAGTATGCCTGAGCTTCATCATTATTTACATCAGGCTTAATACCTATTCTTTTCATTATAAAACTCGTAATATGAAAAGCTTCGTGTGATATTGTACCAATAGTAAAAGGTTCATCAGTTAAATACTTCTTGTTAAGCACTATTAGATTATACCTACCACTTCCTTCTGAATAACCTGAAAATTCAAATCTATCAATGTTTGCAGGATACTTTTTATTTATTTGATTTATTTCTTTCTCTGCATCATCACATATTATAATTTGAAGATATTGATGATATAAAGGAATTTTTATGTTTTTATGGATCATAATGTCTGTTTAAATGCTTCTATAATTTGTGGGTAAAGAGCTCTTACCTCCCTTGGTACTCTACTGAAGAACCATCTCACTTCTAATTGTTTTTTCATAATTTTTATGTGTTTTAATATAAATCTTCTGAATATAATTCATCTTTTGAATACTCTAACTTGCCTCCATTTTTAATCCAAATTTCAGCACCTTCTTCTCTATCTACAAATCTATTCTTGTTGGTTAGAAATCCTTGTACATGTTCTCCATGTTCATGCAATCGTTTACCTGTAAGTGATACTATAGATGATATACAATTACCATGTCTAAATCCACAAATAACAACACCTCCTGGTGTATTAATAGGTCTATGAACTGCTCTTTCAGCTTCTTTTAACCATATTGCAGCACATAATATTGTTTCTTGGTTTTGTTTCATAATTTCTTTTTGTATTTTGTTCCTTTTTTAGCTTCAGATATTTTTCTTCTAGTTTCTTCAGAAAAAACTCTTCCTTTTAAAGCTTTTGACATTTTATCAATTTCTTCTTGAGAGTGCTTTTTGCCTTTATTTGCTAGAGATATTTTATCTTTAGTTTCTTGAGAATGTTTTAATCCTTTGTTCCAAGCAGTTCTTCCTATATGAGATTTTGAAATTTTATCTTTTGTTTCAGAAGATAAAACTTTTCCAATCTGCCATTCAGACATCAACTTTTTAGTTTCTTCTGAATGTTTTCCTCCTTTACCAGGTTCTCTAGTATTTAAAACATCAATTCCTAAATTTTTATATTGATTCCAATATAAAATTTCATGATCATCTAAAGTCTTCTGATCAATTTGTTCTAAGAACTCATGTATAATTTCAAATACATGAGCTTCAATACCATGTTTATTAATAGAGTTAAATAGTTTTATTTGTTTAGCACCTAAAGATTTTTTATATTGTTTAAATCGTCTTTCGATATTCCAACTTTGTCCTATATAAACTCTACCACTAGGACTTGTAATCTTATAAATTCCTATCATAACATCAAGTCTTGAATAATTATCAATCTAATATATGCTGATAGACTAAGTCCTAATTATTCAGCTTTTTTAACTAATTTTTCTTTTACTTCTCCATTTATACGAAGTAAGATAGTTTCTTCATTTTTCATTTGTATATGTTTTTGTTATACAAATGTAATACAAGTATTTTAATCTACCAAATTTTTTATTGTAAAGTTTGCATAAAACTTTCAATTATTATTGGATATAGATCTCTAACTTGTTTAGGAACTTTTTGAAAAAACCAACGTACCTCGCAAGAATATGCTTCACCATTTGGATCTAATCCTTGTGGATGTATTAACCAGAAGTAATGAAATTTACCTTCATGTTCAATGTGTCCTTCCCTCCAAATCTCATTGAATGAAGGTGTTTTGTTAATCGTTATTGCGTTTGTCATAATTAATATAATTTAATTCTAAAGCCCCATCTTGATGCAGCCATAAATTGTTGAAAATAACAGTCTTGCCAGTAATATATCATATCACCAGACACTTTATCCCAAAATGGTGTTCTTGTTGTTTTCACCATTGTCCATCTACTTATAAGATTCTTTATCATAATGTTTTCTTTTTAGATTGTTTCTCTTTTAATGTTTTTTTGTTACCTTTCCAATTTTGATTTCCTATTCTTAATAATCCTAACTTTTTACTTATTTGTTCTTTAGTAGGTCTTTCAAAATATTCATTATCAAAATAAAACTGAGCTGTAGAATATTTTTTTAAGATTGCATTTTTTTGGGTTTTATAATTTAAACCAAAATATTCACAACCTTCTTTTAAACTTTTAAAGCTAGTTTTAGTATCAAAATGTATACATGACTTTGCATTAGAATTATTACTTCCTGTAGCATTTATTTTAAGTTTTAAAATACGTTCTTCATTATGATAATATCCATTAACTCCATCTCCACCTTTAGTTAAATTAACTAATGTTCCTAAAGATAAATCTCTTCTTCCGTATTTAGCAATTAATTCAATTTCTTTCAAACATGCTTCATCCCAAGTTAAACCATCAAGTATGATGTCAACTTTATATAAAACATTTTTTGTTAAATCTCTCCAAAATTTACCTCTACCTTTTTTTGAAAAAGCTCTTTTATATGTACTATCATTATTATCAGAACTTATTCCAATATAAAATACTTCATTGGTATCTAATCGTGTATGCATGTAAACATAAGCCATATTTTATTTTTTTGTTTTTTTAGATGCTTTAAACGCATCTGTTTTAACTTTGTGATCTGGTTTGCAGAGAATTTGATACGAAGAAATATCTTCTTTTGTAAGTCTTTGTATAAAAGGAACTATATCATCATAATTATTTAAACTTCCAGCTTCTTCTATATGATCAATTTCTACATCTGCACGTTTGAACCACTTTTTACATTTAGCACATTGATATTCTTTTTTAATACGTTTATTTGTACTTTGAGAAGGTCTACTGGCTGCCTCTAATGCTAATTGCATAGGTTTCCAATATCTAAATCCACTTCTTAACATACTACGTATTTTACTAAAATATTGGCTCTCTGTCATAGTTCCACCATTTCTAGAACAAACAGTGGTTGCTTTTCTTTTTACTACTCTCTTTGCCATACGTTTATAATTAAGTTATGTCCCAAATTTAGTAAAAATTTGAAGATATTTAATAGCATTTTTTAAAATATTAATGTCATCTTTACATTGTCCTAAAAGATTATTACAACCACTACATAGTAATCCTCTCACTTCTCCAGTTGCATGACAATGATCAATATATAATCCACCATGTTTTGATACTGTAGAATACTCTTTGTTACATATTTTGCAACGTTTGTTTTGAGATATATACATTGCTTCAACAGTACTAATATCTATTTTATAAGAACTTAGTATTCTTTTGTTTCTACTTTTAGAGTAATCGTAAGTATTTTTCTTTTGTTCATAATTACAAACTTTACAATAATGATGAACTCCTAATTTTCCATTTTTATTTTTAGTAAACTCAGATAATTCTTTATCTTGTTTACATTTGCTACATTTCTTTGTCATGATAAATAATTTAATAACACAAAGATAAAATACTTTTGTGACATTTTGGGACAAATTTATCTTAAATTTGTGTTAAAAAATCATTTAAATAAGGGACATAACCAAAATTAATTATTTATTTAATCGTACTAACACGTTTGCTTATCTTAGTTTTCATCTCACTTAGATTTGCGACAATGTTAGTTATTTCTGAAGCAGAAATAGCTGGCATATTGAATTCATATTTCTTAGATTCAGCTGCAAATCCTTCTTTAGCTTTCTCTGCAAGAGATTCTAATTCACGGATAGCATAATCTTCATCTAATTCCAATGTATCAAACATACCATCATGTAGAATTTGTGTAGCTTCTTCTCTTGGTACAGTCATAATTGGAAGATTCTCATAACATCTACCTTTATGTTGACCAATACCAACCACCTTCATAGGATTGATAAGAACAATAACAGATTGATCTCCACATCCAACATAGTGAATCTGATCAGCTGTGAAGTGTAAACCTGCAGCAGCACAATCTTGTGTACTCCAGTTACATTCTTCCATAGGCATACTAGTTACTTGTCCAATACGAATATCAAATGTTTTAGTCCAGTCATCTGTAAATCTATTCTCTTCTCTATTAGGAAGATCTAGATATAGCTCTACTAGATTACCTATTCTTTGACCATGGTCTACAGGAACTGTTTCTTCCCATTCATACTCTTCAACTTCACCTGTTCCATGACAATGATCACATTTTGTCCATTCATCATCCCAATCTTCAAATCCACCTTCACCATCACACTCTGGACATAATGTAGACTCAACAATTATAGTTCTAAATAACTTATCATCATGTACAAGTTTGTATTCACCATTCTCTAAGAACACTGTATACTCAGATGGATTCTTCTTCCATACAGCTTTCACCTTGTTGTAAGTATTACTTACAAAGTGCACAAGCTCAGGACTTCCATGTAATGTTACAACATTTCTTAACGCTACAACAAAACCTTGTCTAGTGATTCTGAAAGAATTCTCACTCAAGAATCTGTATAGCTCATGTGCCACTTCAGCTCTTGGGTTTAGACAACACCACATGAAGAAGTTCTTCAATGCTACATACTCATCATCTTCATTCAAAGCTTGAGTAAATGTTTTTCCATTAAGATTTAACTCATCAGCAACTCTATCTACTACACTAATGAATTCTTCTACTAATATCTGAGGAAGACTTCTAGATGTACCAGTTAGATAAACTGTTGTTCCTTCTACAGTGAAATCATCAAGATCAGCAAGTAATTCTATTCCTTGTTGTAAAGCTTTAATTCTAGCTGCTTCAGCTCTTACCTTCTCTACTTCTTCTTTCACTTCACGAGAAGCAACTACAGCATAGATTTCATGCACATCTCTTGCATTAATAATAGCATTGTAATCATCTTCTGTTGCTCCAGGTTTAGTAAGAATATCTCCATTCGATAACACTATAGTTAATGTATCATTAACTAATTTAACATTTATGTATGGTTTTACATATGGTTGTTTTACAGAAGGTTCTTCTTGTTCCATTAAACTCTCTAACTTGTTAGCTACCACTTTAGCTATTGCATTCTCTGCTGTTTGCTTGAACCAGTCAAGACTTAAAAATTTGTTGCTCATGATTTTTATTTATTTAATTAATTGTTACTTGTTTAAAATAGCGAGATTCTCTATAAATCTCGCTATTTCTTTTAATTTAATAGTTTTGCAAATCTTCTATATCTGCATCATATTCTTCTTCTTCATGGAATTCACAATGTTCCATGCATTCTCCACACAACTCATCAAATATATGATGAGGAGGTGCTGTACAACATTCACTATACATAATTAGTCTATTAATTGTTCAACGGTTTCTTCTGTTAACACTTCTTCATTGATTCTAATGTTGTAGTGTTTTAAATTCACTCTGTGTTTGTAATACTTGAATAAGTCAGTCATTACATTAATGATTGGATCTTCTTCATTGTAATATCCTATTCTTGCACACAAAGGATTTAAGAATACTAATTTAGTCAATAATTCTCTCATTTCCAAGGCTTCAGGATACATATTCATATCGAATAAGTTATTTTCTTCAGCTACAGATAACATGGAATCTAAGAATTCTCTTGCTTGACCACTTCCTCCAGAATATCCAGGGATAATATAATTATCACTAACATATTTAGATAAAGCAAGTAACTTCTCACTAAGTTCTGTAGATACATATCCTACTTGAGCGATTCTATCAAATACAGGTTTGTATTCGTCCATCAATTTTCTGATGTAGCATGCTGTGGCCATTCTTTTGAATGGTGCTGTATTTCCTTCCATAAATGTTTCTAATGATATTAAATTGTGAATTTCTGCATTTTTCAATATAGTTAATTCTCTTTGAGAGAATGTAACCACTTCCATATTTTGTTTACCTATCAATCCATATAATGCATCTATCTTTAGATAGTCATCATGGTGAGCATACACTCTCAACTTCTTGTGAGTATGCATCTCTTCTAACTTATAAGTAATAGGAACAAATTTACAGTTTCTACCATCATTCCATTTTTGAAGATCTTCAGCACGTTTACCAATCACTTCTCCTTTAAGTTTAGGACCTCTTGCTACTGATTGACCTGTAGAAGTTACAACTGATCTTATCTTCTTTCTAGAATCAATAAATGCTTGTGGCACTTCTAACTCATCTAGATTTATAAAAGATGCAGATAACATATCTACAATAGATTGATATTCTTTAATAACATCTCTCCATTGATTCTTAGGATATTTCTTTAAGTCTAATAGATGATAATATGTTCTAATGTCAAACTTAGCAGGAATTCCTAATGTCATAGGCTTGCTTGGTTTTACAATATAAACTTTCTCATAAGTATATAAACTTCTCAAATAATCTTTTTTGATTCCTGGCACTTTATCTTCATAAACATACACATTTACATCATTACAAGCTACAGTTTGAATTCTCCAATAGTAATTATATCCTTTACTAGCATCCATCATTCTCTTATTGTGCAAATAGAACTTAGGAGAGAAATCTTCTAATATATATTGTTTTTTAGATGCATAGAAACTTGGAAAATCAATAAGAGAAATTCCTTCTAGTGTTGGAACTTTAATTGCAACAGTTGCAAACTGTATAAGGTCATCAATTTTAATACGTGTATTATTGAAATCAATATACGTACCTGATTTCTCTAAATGATTAATCATAGAGTTAATATCACATCCAGTATCAATTCCTTCATTATGTTTGGTTATGAAATAATCAGCAACCTGACTAAGCTTATTCATGATGATTTGTTTGGCCTCTTGTGTATATCTCAAAGATTCTCTGTTAGGAGTTGGATAAAGTCCATCACTCAATGAAAATCTAAGAGCTAAAGGAAAATCAATTCTATTAATACCTAATTTATCAAAATCAAGAGGATAGTAAACATTGTCTAAACAAATATGCAATCTTCTATCTTCTGATAATTCAGAAAACTGAAAATGTGTATGTCTAGAGATTACAAATTCATTATGTATACTACTATCAGATGGAACATCAAAATAAACACTTTCAAAATAACAAAGTTGTTCTTTAATCTTTTGTCTGAATTGATACTGATCTTGATACTTAACAGGAATAATAATTTTTACACCATTACCCTCTGTTGTAGGCACTTCATATAAAAGATCAATAGTGTTAACATCTTCTCCTTCATACATCATATATTTACGTTCCATTCCATCTTTTCTACATACAAAATAGAAACTAGATGAATAAGCTAAAGGTGCTTTGAAACCAAGACCCATCATACCAAGCTCAGTGTTACTTTCACGCTTAGTAGATTTACCATACTTACTAATAATGTTCTTTACATCATCAGCATCTAAACCAATACCAAAATCCTCTACACAGAATTCATAGTTATTTGCTGCAGATGTTTTGAATGATACAATTATAGGAGTGTCCACTCCAGCTCTTCTATGGCTATCTAGTGCATTGGATGCACATTCTCTAATAGCAGAACCTATGTCATCAGAATATAAATTCTTACTTAACATCTGCATCAATACTTGTGCAGAATCTAAGTCTAGAGACATTCCTATACTCTCTTGTGATTGTCCATCAAGTAGGACATTGCTTTCTGTCTGTTTTTCTAATATCATCTTTCTAGTTTTAAATTGCTGTTCTTTTGATTAACCAAAGACTTCTGTAATTAAGATCTATGTACATTGTTCTTACTGGTGTATTGTCATTTAAATCATTTACATTCAATACTTCCACTTTAGTACTACTATAGTGTCCACCCCAACTTCTAGTTTTAGCTGCAACAAGAGGTCTTATAATTTTTATTCTTCTAAGATCACTACCACATCCATAAATAACTTCATCACCTACTTGTAGGTTGTCAATTTTAATAATTTGATTTTCCATGTTTTCTAATTTTAAAAGGGTG